CGTTGGTTTACTCGGCTGATCTGGATGCTGCTGGGATTTTGCGGGCTGATCGGGTGGTTGGGGCTTAGCAAGAATGTATTCCTTCATTACATATTGTAACATAGCAAAATTCAACTTAGGTGAGATATGGCAACTTATAATAAATTCCAGGATTTTGTAGAGCAGTTGGCCAAGGGTAAGCATGACTTCTCAGCACATACCTTTAAGGTGGCTCTGACTAACACTCTTCCAGTCAATACTCAGACATCATTCGACCCAGTCACGGATCATGCTGCGCCTGCTGCAGCTAATGGGTACACCTCGGGTGGGACTGCTACCACAGTCACCACTGCTGAGGCCAGTGGTACAATGACCATCAGTGGGACACAAGTAGTATTCACGGCAACTCCTGGTGGAATTGGCCCCTTCCGTTATGCTGTGCTTTACAATGATAGTGCCACCTCCCCTGCTGATGCCCTCATCGCATGGTGGGACTATGGATCGTCTATCACTCTGAATGACACTGAGACCTTTACGGTGAAGTTCAACAATGCATCTCCTGGCACCATTATGACTGTGGCCTAACATTATGCCTATTTCCTTCATAGATAGCACTAACATTAGGGCTAATAACACCTCTCCCTTTGATCTCACACTTCCCACTTGTGTAGAGGGAGATCTGGTTATTGTTGCCGTAGGCGGTGCTACCTATAGTGATATGTCTATAGGAGTTCTCACTGAAGGATATGCAGAAATTGCAGATCTCTATGCCAGTGATTCTCGTGATGCAAATCTTTCTGTTAGCTGGAAGATTATGGGAGAAGTTCCTGATACTGTTATTAGTATTCAGGGAATTACTGGAGGTTCCACCTACTATACTTTAGCAATAGCTGAAGTGTGGAGAGGTGTAGATCCTCTATCCCCATTAGACGTAACATCTACTACAGCTAGTGGCATAGATTCAGCAATCCCAGATGGGGCAGGAATAACTCCTGTGACTCTTGGAACAGAGGTTTTAGTAATAGGCTTAGGAACTTCAGCAGATACTTCCATAACTCCTCCTACTGGATATTCTAATGCTGTTTCAGCAGTGAATCCTAATGGAGTTTATAGTACCTTAGCTACTGCCAGTAAAACTTGGAATGGCTCAGGTGAGGAAGATCCTGCCGCTTGGACGAATTGGAGTACATCTACAGGAGATAGTTGGGCAGCAGTCTCTATAGCCCTCAAACCTGACCCCGTAATAGTATTTAATTCAGGGGAATTTTTAATTAGTGGGAGTGCTAGTACTGTAGTAATCTCTAGAGTATTAGAGCTTTCTCCAGGGGCATTAGATGTAACCGGAGATGCTGCAGAATTAGTATTTGTAGATATTACTGATTTCATTATATCTGTAGATACTTTAGGATATACTGTGGAGGGATTTGATCCCCTTCTCACTTATGGGGCACTTTATATCCCAGGATCCGGGGTTCCTATTACTGACATCTTAGGACCTGTAATTACTGATTTTGGTGAAGATCCAATCACTAGTCTTAGTGACTATGTAGTTGATGCAGCCCTTAGGACTTTCCTAGTCACAGGATCCTCAGCACAACTCTTTAGACCTGGAGTTGCATATGTTTGTGTAGCATCTCCAGGGGTGGAGAGTGTTACAGGTTCTCCAGTTATAGTAGTCAGGAAGTATATTCCTAGCACCCCTGTTGCAGAATTTAGTACTCTTGGAAGCCCTGCTGAGCTTCTGGCAGTTGGAGTTACACCCCTTATCTTATATGCAAATGCAGGAGAGTTAAGTATTGAAGGGTTCTTGACAGCATTGGTATCAGAACGTCTAGTTGAATTCGAAACTGAGTCTCACAACACATCTGGAATCAATGCTATACTCACGAGGGCAGGAATCCTTCAGGCAGAGTCCGGAGAGTTGGTAGTAACTGGTACTACTGTATCAGTTAGTGGTACTTCTTTTATGGAGGCTTTTGGAGCCTATGTGGAAGTGGTAGGATCTGAGGCTGATCTAACTCTTACCACAGTATGGGATCTCTTTGCAGCTCCAGGCTCCTATGTTACCAGTGGTGCTGAATTAAGTGTAGTGTGGCCTTATGAGTTGAATGCCCTAAGTGAAACTTATCTGGTGAGTGGATCTCTGATGTATATCACCAGATCCACAGATATCTCCAGAGGCAATCGTTACCACTTTAAGGATGTAACACCTAGACGTAACCTCAAAGTGATCGACTCTGGCCGTCAGGCCAAGGATGTAACCCCTATTAGGATTTTGGAGCTAGTATGACAGCTATAACTATATACTTGAATCGTAATGATCCTAAGGACATCCAGATCAAGGATCCAGATGGGGCTGTAGACCTCACCACTATCACCAGAGTGGACTTAATTAAAGAAGGTTGTAGTCTAATCATCTCCTCATCGACTCCGGAGGAGTCAGGAATGTTTGATTGGACTGCAGGGAATGGGCTGTTGAGATTGGAGTTGGGGGCCTTAGACATTGAACCAGGAACTTATACCTTCACCCTTATGCTGTATTCGGCAACTTGGCCCCTGGGCATTCCTTGGAATAAGCTGACCATATCCTTCGTGGATATTTGCCCAGTTTGAAGGAATTCCTTCATTACAATATGTAACATAGAAGATTGGAGTTAGATATGTTTAGATTCCTAATAGTACTTCTTATCTGTCTGATGCCTACAGTGGTGTGGAGTGCTCCTCAGTATTCCTATCCTACTAAGACTGCTCCTGTAGCCGGAGACAAAGTCCTTATCGTGGACTCTCAGGATAGTTGGAGGACGAAGAATGTTCTATTCTCATCATTTGGAAGTATTGGCACTGTGGTTAAATCTGGAAACTATACCATTGGATCTGATCTAGCTTCTATCCTTTTTGGAGGAGTGGTTTTTATGACTACTGCCTCTACAGCTACAGCACCTGCTGTAGCAAGTGGGCATAATTTCTGTGTTAAAACAGTTGGGAATGTTGCAGTTAGTCTTGACATGAATGCGTCTGATAGAATGATCCTTGATGGAATTACTCTTGCCGATGGTGATAAAGCTACTAATACCAGTAGAGCTGGGGATATGATCTGCTGTGTATACTACTCCACCGACGGGTTAGACTGTACATCTGGAACAGTCTTAGGCGGGCATTGGACGGATGGGAACTGATATGAATAGAGCTATTATAGTATTACTAATTTCCCTTATTGCTTCTCCGGCCCTTTCTGGAATTCCCCAACTTCAGCAAGTTCTCCAGATGGCCAAGACCCAAAGTAGTGAATCTTCAGTGGGAGGGGCCGGAGCGACTTGTAATCCCTCAACTAGGGATTGGGGAGTATGTGAGCTTGAGCCTGTTCCTTTCGCTGAACTTGTTACTAATACAATAAACATTCCAGGGGGGAGTTACTTATCTCCTTATGGCGCAAATCAGCCTAACACTAGGTATGTCCTCCAAGGAGATATAGTTGCTGAAGGTGGAGGAATTGTAGTTGATGCCAACTATGTAATCATTGATTTAAATGGTCATACAATAACATATAATGTATCCTCTAGAGGGGAAGGCGTAACGATTAATGGTGCACAGCATCACATTGCAGTTCGCAATGGTTCGATAATTCAAAGCTTAGTCAACGCTGGAAAGATTGTCAATGTTGCTATTGGTGCGGGTGGAACTGGGTACACAGCTAATGATGTACTGACTCTTGACGGTCCGACCGATGCAACTGTCACCGTGACCGCTGTTGATGGCAGCGGGGCGATTACCGGCATATCCTTGACAACGCCGGGACTGGGCTTTGAGGTGACCGCTGCATACCGGGATGCAAATGGATTTCAGGGACCGGTCACTGGAGGAACCGGGACGGGCGCGAAGATCAACGTAACCGGGACGATCAGCGAGGGCGGAATCAATGGCGAGTATCGCAACCCTGTCGGCACCTACAATAGTGCGGTCGGGGGCATCAGGGACGGTAGCGACTCGCATCTGTCGAATCTCTACCTTAAATACGGCGGCCGGGATGTTGGAGGTGTCAGGTGGACCGGCAGTAGGGTGATGGTCGAGCAAGTCACGACTGAAGACCTCTACGAGTTCGGAACCCTGAAGCATCGGGACTATGGCGTTACGGCGATCTTCGGGAATACCTACGTTACGATCAGAAACAACACCATCCTCAGTGCTCGGCATAAGGGAATTCATACTGAGGCTAATGCTACTATTTATGGAAATCATATAACATTACGGTCAATTGCCACGAACAGTTATGGAATCTTGGGCTATAATACTCAGGATGTTGTTACTTATAACAATACTATTATCGGGCGCGGGGAGATGCCCATCGGTATCGGCTACGTCTCTGAAGGCACCAACAATATTGAGGTCTATAATAATTATGTAGATGTGAAAACCACAGCTCTTGGTGTCGAGTATGCTAGTGCTTATCTCGCCAACCCCTCTGGAACATATTCAGGTAATAATGCTGCAGGATTCAGAACAACGTGGGGAGGTAACAACCTCAACGTTCACGATAATCAGTTCGTCGTAACTTCGGATTCAGTCTTCACCGGGACATTCTCTCCGACTGGGGCGGTTGCCTACATTAGGGGACAGGGGCATGGCATCTGGGCGGGGATCGCAGCGGGGGAGACGGCGACCTTCAGCAACAACGTAATTTCTGCCCTGAATAATGATGGAGTGGGAGATGTAAATGGAATTTCCTGCTTGCATAATTTCTCTGATAGACTATTCTTTATTAACAATACTGTCACCAGCAATGTAACAAATATCGCATTTGATAAATACGGAACTGGATGCCAGGGATTTCCCTTATTCAAAGGGAACACGTTGGTTAAGGTAGATAATTACAGTAGGTATAAAACTATTGCTGATAGATTTACCGGATATTGGATCAACACGGGTAGGTTTGTAGATAATATTTATCAGGATGGTGCAGCAGAAAGCAATATAGATCTGAACCCTGAAGGATCTAAATCTGTATCAGTTTATTTCGGATCTCATGCTACAGGAGAGTACCTATATAACTATAGACTCCATGATGGGGAGGATACTAGTTCTACTTTATTAACTGAAACATTCGATCCTCCTATTACTTTGCCTTATACTAATCCGTAATAATATATCCTATATTACATTTTGTAACATAGCACAGAGGAATTAGATGAATCTAGACGCGATGAATCAGGAAGAGTTGGAGGGTATCCTAGCTTCCTGTATCTTGGACATAAAGAATACTTGTGGGATTATCTTCCCAGATATATTCTATGCTGACTTCTCAACTCTTCATCAGCAGATTTTTGACCTAATCAATTCCGGGGCAAGGAAAATAGCTATTGCTGCCCCTCGTGGTATTGGTAAGACAAGTATTGCCCGCGCGATTGTAATGCGGAGTATCTTGTTCCGTCTGCAAAGGTTCATAGTCTACCTTAGCAACAGTGCTACCTCAGCTGAGATGCAAACTGAGAACTTGAAGAGGGACCTCATTGCCAATCAACAGGTGAGGAAACTCTTTGGCAATATTAAGAATGCTATCGCAGGGGGAGATTCCATAGACGAGTCCTTCTCCAAGAGTTGCTGGACTGCCTTTGGTGAAACCTTCATCCTCCCCCGGGGTGCCGGACAGCAAGTCCGAGGTCTAAATTGGAACAATCATCGTCCTGAGTTAGTAATCATTGATGACTTGGAAGATAAGAACGAAATCAAGAGTGAAGAGAATAGGAAGAAGTTGAAGGAGTGGTTCTGGTCTGATTTGATGAAGACTGAGGACCGGTACTCAGCTGGATGCATCTTCATTTATATTGACACTATTAAGCATGAAGATTCACTCCTAGTGGATCTCATAGAATCTCCTGAGTGGGCCAGTGTCCAACTTTCCATATGTGATGATAACTATAAAAGTTACGATACTAACTACATGACTGATGATGAGATCATGTTGGAGGTTGAGGAGCATAGGCGTCTTGGCACACTGGATGCATTCTACATGGAGCGTATGAACGTTCCTATTGCCAAAGAGGATGCTGTCTTTAAGCAAGAGTACTTCAAGTACTTTGAAGATAATGGAGATCATCTGCAGCCCATTGATAGGTTCGGGAGGCCTGTAGGTGATCCCATTCGTACCTACAATATGCTGCATATAACCATAGTTGACCCTGCTAAAACTGTTAAGTTGCAGAGTGCGGATTCAGCCATAGTCACCCTTGCTGTAGATCGAACGAGTAAAAAGATCTTCGTGAGAGATGCAGTCAGTGGAAAGTTCTATCCTGATGAATTGTATGAGCAGATGTTTCTCCAAGTCAGGCAGTACTCTTCATTCATCCTTGGGTATGAGGTGACTGGTATTAATCAGTTCATTATTCAACCAGTGGAGAATGAGTGCAGGGTGAGAGGGATTCATCCTCTTCTCATGGAGTTGCCGGCTAAAGGAAAGAAGGAAGATAGGGTTGCCTCGTTGGCCCCTAACTATAGACTAGGTTATATGTATCACAATAAGGCTAATTGTGCTAAACTCGAAGGTCAATTGTTAGGCTTCCCCCGGAGTAAACTCTGGGACGTAATGGATGCTACTGCCTACATCACCTTTATTATGGAGAAGCATGCTGTGTACTTTGATCCTATAGACGGGGACGGAGAGGGTGAGATGCCTGAGGATGAGTTCGACACACTGAGTGATGACCCGATGATGGGGCCTGCAGAGATGGGATTCCTCCTGTAGAGGGATT